CAATATCTTCTGGTGGAAGTGACTTAAATTTCTTACGTGACTCATCAATAAAATCAATTACTTCTTCTTCAGTTCCATTCATCATAAGTTTAAGAGCATCCTTAATCATTGCCCTACAAGGTGCTGGTGTGGAGGATTTAACTGCCTCAATACCCATCATCTTGAGTTTGGGTTCTTCATAACGAACACCCTCACTATCCCATACATTTAAGATGTATCTTTTCTTGGCAGTCCATATACCACGGTCAGCAATATTCTCCCTTGCCATGACCATTTTATTATCATAGGCACTTACATACTTGGCCAACGTTTCATAAGAACTCTCAATAAAAGGTTCAAATTCAGTTTCACACACCTTATTAAGGAACGTGACAACGCCCTCATTAGTTTTCTCTCTGCCCTTGTATACAGCCTCAACCAGAGGACCCAAATTAAGATAGATGGAATCAGTATCAGAAGCAATAACATAATCTTCTCCGTCAGTTTTTAAAATTTTATTAATATGTGCATTCATCTTATTCTCTATCCAACGGATAGATACCTGCCCACTTAAGGTAATGGCTTCTGCATTAGCAAGTTTGTAATACCTGAAGTACTGATTGCCGATAGCACCATAAGCAGAGTTAAGTTGAATCTTCCTTGCCATCTGGATGTTGTTACATCTGGCAATCTCCTTCTCAAGGGTCTTTGTTTTTGTCTTTTCATACTGCTGCTTTGCGGCAAGCATCTTCTTCTTGTAGATGGTGCGGTCTTTGTAAATCTTCTCCATGAGTTCAGGCAAGAACCCACGCACATCCTTCCTATATTGTGCTCCATTCGCACAAACTGCATAATCCCCATCAATCTTTATCTCCTGATTTAAGAGCCCTTCAACGCTCGCACTGGGATGCCGAGTTTCCCTGAGGGTTTCTGGACTGATATTATATTGCATAATAAGATGAGGATACAGACTGTTGAGGTCAAAACTAACCACCCAATCATACTTTCCTGGAATCGGTTCCTTGACATAAGCACCTGCGTATTTTGCGTCCTTATCGGATCTTTCTTTTGGAGGAATAACTATGTTCCTTTTCTTTAAATAATTATAAATGATCGTATCCCACATACGAACCTGAGAGAATACATCAGCATAATTTGCCTTTGCATCATATGCCATAACAATGGCAAGTTCAATCAGTTTCATCTTGTCTTCCATACGGTCAACAAGTTCCACGTCAATTATATTATACTCTACAAACTTCTGCCAACCCTTTGTATAGAAATCTTTAAAGGTATCAAACTCAGAGTGATCTAATTTCTTCTGCCCAAGTTCTACACTGGCAATATAATCCAACCGATAAGATTCCTGTGCTTTATAAGTAAACTTCTTATAAAGATTGAGATAATCTAACTGAGTCACCCCACCAATATCATAAGCAATATTCTTACGACCCATAATATAAATTTCCCTTTCACTCACCAATCCCCATGGTGACATACGACGCATTAACTTCTCACCCAGAATCCTATTCAAACGGCGACAAAGATATGGAATATCATAGAGTTCACTATTCCATCCTGTAATAACCTCTGGTGTATTATTCTCAATCATCCACCAATTAATAAAGGCAGTCAGAAGTTCATACTCAGTTCTGAAACCCTTGTATATAACATTCTCCTGCTTATTATTAAACGGCCCTAATCCCCATGTGCGAATCTGTTTTGTATTATAATCCTGTAGAGTGATAAGAAGTATCTCCTCTGCGGCAGATTCTACATCAGGGAATCCATTCTCAGATGCCACCTCAATATCAATTGTGGTTATCTTAATCTTACTAGTATCAAACTTTATCTCATCCTCTGGATACTTTTCCGAAATATACTGATATATAAATCTCTCATTACCAAAAACCTTAAACCCCTCTACACCATCATACCTCTTTATAAAGTCCCTACTCTCACGAACAGTACCAGGTTCCACAGCCTCAACATACTCACCCTCCAAAGTTTTATACTTCGTCTTCTTTTTAGAAGAGACAAAAAGGGTTGGATAAAACTTCTCTCTGGTGGCAAAATGTCTTCCATTTTCATAACCACGAACCAAGAAGTTGTCTCCAACCATTTGAACGTTTGTGTAGAATCTCATGCGTACAATTCAACTCTTTGCATTAGTGCGTTTACTAGTCTAACATCTTTTTCTTTATTTGCAACTTCAATCAAATATTCTCTTCTTGCTTTTTTATAACACTCATAAGCATCTTCTTCATTATCAAAATAACCTACCTCTTTCTGTTTACCATATCGACTAATTTGAGCAACATATCTTTTACTTTGTCCATGTTTATATACACCCTGTTTATGTGGTCCTCTTCCACCATGATCTGTAAAAAGATTATTAAGTTGTCTAGTCACAAAAACACAAGTATCAGGGCCATAAACTTTATTATCAGGAAATAATAAATCTTTATCAATAAACTTACCTTCCCAATCTTGATTCTCCATCCACTTTTTAAAATTAGAAAAATATTTCCAATCAGAATGGACAGAGCATCCTTCATAAGTAGGATGTTTCTCTAAAGATTTTTTAGAATGACATCTACGAATCATATCATTCCATACTTTATAATACTTAGTTTGAGTGTGGTTGGGAATATCATTAATACCCCACCCATGAATCAATCTCATTTAAGAAATAACTTCCAAATATAATTTAAGTGTATCTTTATTTGGTTGAGTGATTGTTAAAATATTTTCAGATCTTACCATTAATTCTGTATCTTCAGAAAAATCTAACCAAGAACTTACTGTTCCATCAGGATTAATTACACATACATCAGATATTAGACAATTAGGATCTCCAATTTCTGCACTAATTTCTTCAATTTTAGCAATCAAAACTATTCCAGTTAGAAGAACTAAACATTTAATCATCTTCTTCTACTCCTACCTTTTCTTCATACATTTCTTTTACAGATGCTACTGGTTCAACAATAGTCACAATCCAATCAGTTGGAACTGGAACTTGAGTATCACTTGATAATACAATCCAAGGTGATAATGTTATCTGCAATTCTCCATCAGTAGGTGCCGAATTTTCTTCAAGCAAAAGAATTGGTTTTGCAAATTCAACCTTATGTGGTTTATTAAAAAGATAACCACAAATCTTATTTTCTACAATAAGTTCTTTGGCATCAGAAATTACATTCTCACCAGATTTTAGAACAGCAAGTTTAATTGACATTTTTTTATTCGTTCCCCATTATTATAACAATAAAAAAGGGTTCCGTCAAGGAACCCTTTTGATCCATCTCGAACCATTTTTATTTATAGATACTCTTTTCGTGAGTGATGCTCTGGAACTATCTTGTTCAACTGTACGGTGAGGAGTCCATCCACAAACTCGACGGATCCAACCTTCGTATCATCGGAGACCGTCCAGACTCGTTCAAAATTTCGTTGGGCCAATCCTTGGTGGACAAACGTTCCATCAACTTTCGATTCTTCTTTGCTGCCTTCGACATATAGTTTTCCAAACTCCGTATAGACTTTGAGCTCATCTTTCTTGAACCCCGCAAGTGCGATTTCGAGTTTCGACTCATGATTGTTTAATTGTATAAGATTATATGGTGGATAATTTGATGTTTGTGATGGTTCATTAAAGAACCTGTCTAGGTAATCATCCATACCTATACCATTTTGTCTGACAATCTTCATTAGTTCTGGAAGATTAGCAGCATGGAATTGTGCTAAATTAGTCATTGTTCTCCTTTAAAAGCGAGTGTTAGTTGTTGTCCCCGAAGGCGACATTACTATTTAACCACAAACATTTTAAAAAGTCAGTGTTGCATACCCTATAAAAATATTCGGTTATCAATAATCAAATTCATCCAATATATCTAAAGCATTATTCAATGCCTGTTGAGCTGCCCATCTTTCTTTACTATCCCAATCAGGATACCACACTTTATCATCAATCCCCTTCTTTATATTAAGAAGGCGAGATTCCATATCTACTTTTTTAAGTCTTCCGTTCATGTATGTCCTGTACCTATTATCAGGCCAAGGACAACTAGCATACTTTCTAGGAAATAACACTAAGTTTCTTCAACCTTTTTTTTCTTACTACCTATATTATACTTTGTCTCAA